GATCGGACAAGGCGCCGCCGCAACAGTAATGAATATTGGCGACCCTGCGATGACGTCTGGTGTTGCTGCATTGCAAGTCGGTAATGGTAGAACTGGTGACGGTAATTCGTATATGGATCTTGTGGCTGACGGTGCGACGTATACTGACTTTGGTTTAAGAATGATTCGCAATTCTGGAGCCAATGGCACAGGACAGATAATTCATCGTGGGACAGGAACATTAAGTGTCATAACAGATGAGGCGGCAACAATTGATTTTCAGACTGATTCAATCAGCCGCCTAACTGTTGGGCCAACCGGCACAGTAACGATGACGGGTGACGGTCCTACCCCTCTATTGTTAAACATCGGCAGTTCAACACTAACGACTGGTGCAGCAGGTGTCCAAATTGGTACTGGTAGATTTGCCGATGGCGATGCATATATAGATCTTGTAAGTGACACTGCTTCATACGGTGACTATGCGATGCGTTTAATCCGCAGCGGCGGTACAAATGCAACAGGTCAATTAATCCACCGCGGTACAGGCACATTGAGTATTATAACAGATGAAGCGGCAAGCATTGAATTCCAGACTAATTCAGTAACAGCTATGACAATTGATGCATCGCAAGATATTATAGCGACAGGTAATGTAGTAATACATACTACACTTATTGCGGTTGCTGCCAGCCGCGCATTGGTACTAACAGACAGAAGTTGTATATTGGAAGTTAATACAAGTGGTGGCGCAGTTGACATAACGATTCCACTTAATGCAACAATTGCGTTCCCTGTCGGTACAGTTATCAACGTATCACTTATTGACATAACAGCGGCAGCAACAATTACTGGCGTAGGCGGTGTAACACTAAACGGAGTGGTTGCAGGAAGCGGCACAATGACCCCGGCAGCCTATGCAGGATGCACACTATACAAACGCGCAACTGATGAATGGGTGGTGCAAGGACAAATTGGAATTGTTGCGTAATGAGTGTACGCTTAAATCAAATAGGGTTGCAAGCGGCAGCACATGACGGTTTATATAACGCTCGCGGGTTTAAGCCTGAGTATGTAGCTGACTTTATTAATGATCTTTACAGAATCAATAGGGTTTATACTGATTTTGATACAGCACTTACATATGCAGGGTTAACTGAACCAGCCACAATGACTGACAGCGATGGGCTGTTGAAGTGGAACGCGCATAACACAGAGTCTAGGACACTCCCTTCTGCCTTTACCCTAGATAGGGCAACGAGTTCTGGGGCAACAGTCACCTGCACCGCCTCCACCGGAATACACGCCTTGCGTCTTAATGGTTTTTACTTCGACGGAGTACGAGAGGCGCGAGGTGTTAAAGTCACGCCGGGAACACACAATTTCATGTTCATTACTATGAGGGGAGAGTTCAATAAGTACGCGACAGCGGTGTTTGATTTAAGCACCGGGGTAGTTTCTGAAACTAACGACACTGGTGGAGCAACTCTGAATAGCTCCACAATCGTAGATAATGGTGACGGTTCATTTTACTGCGCTATTGAAGCGACAAATCCCGCCGTGGGGGCGAAGCAAATGTATTATGGTTTCGCCGAGGCTGCTACCGGAAACACATTCGACACTAGCACAGGTGCGGTCACTTGGACGACTGTTGGCACAGAGACAATGGACTTTGAGAACTTTGTCTCAAACCGCGCTGATTTAGGTGGAATGGTAACTGATCCTGATACGGAGAAAAGCTACGTTGATAATGTCGGTGCGGCAGTATACCTGCCACGCCGAAACGCCCACACATTCGCAGCTGATGCACCCACAGCCAAGTGGAACGCGCATAACCTGGTGAAAGACAGTCAAGGCATCTCTGCCACATATGTGGGTGCAAATGCTACAATTACAGACAGTGGTGTTGGTTCGCCTACAGGTACTAACTGGGTTGATATAAATATTACAGCTGACACAAGCTCTAGGGCTGGCTTCCAGGTAGAAAACTGGCCCCTACTGGAAGGCCGTACAGGGCAGATACTTGTATCTAAGGCTGGCAGTTCTGGTGGTCCATTGGATTTGTACTTAGGTCAACAGGGCGCCACCCGCCTTAGACTTCGCCAGTTTGACCCTGCAGCAGGTTCTTTCGTGGATACGCCAGACGGCGGCGCCTTTTCAGATGTATCAGGGGCTGTTGTAGACAACGGTACTTACTGGACCTTAACTCTCACTGGAACCTCAACTGTTGATATTTCAGCTTCTGGCATCGTGTTAGGCTTTTGGGGAACTGGAGGCCTGGCTGCTACTTTACGTGTGGCAGCACCTAGTGTGTACCGCTCCGACCTTAACGGCGTTGTAGCTAACAGCGGCGACGCCGTAAGCGGACTATACGTTCCAACAACAGGCACCGCGGCCCTACCAACACTGAACGCAGCGTCGGGCGCGGTAAAGACTGGCCTGCGGTTTGAGAGTACTGCGGCGACGAACCTAGAAGTTGAAAGCATACCGGGCGCGGGTGGCACTTACGTCGCCCCGAACACCACCATAACGCAAAATAACGCGACTAGTCCTACGGGCGAAACAACAGCGTCTCTGATTACTAACACCGGAGCGGGCGGATACTTTTATAATACCATATTGTCTACTGCCACCACTAAGACATTCTCATGCTACTTGAAGCAGGGAACGGGGGCTTTGGTCTACTTGGCGATTGGTGACAATGGCGCAGCTAATTCGGTAGCTTCAGTTATTAACTTGAGCGCTGGTACAGCCGGGGCATATTCAACAAACGGAGCGGGATACACGGCAGTCGGCATCCCGACAATAGAAGACGTTGGCAACGGCTGGTACAGGTGTTCCGTTAGTGCCACAACGACCGTAACGCCGCACACGTTTTATGTTATTAACTTCAGCGGCACAACCGAAACCTACTATGCATGGGGTATGCAGGTAGAAGACGCTAGTGTGCCAAGTTCACACATCCCAACCAGCGGTGCAACAGTAGCCCGAGCCGCCGAGACACTGTCGGTTGCAGGGGCGTTGACGCCAGCCAATACCACGGCGCAAAGCTACTCGATGAGCGGGTTAATTACTTACGCTGATACTGGGGCGTATGAGGCCACGTTCTTCCGGCATTACATCACCAACGCCAACCGTGTTTTCTCCGATCTTAACGCAACTGCTGCGAAAACTGGTAGCTATGAGCCGGGGCAGTCTGGAGGCGGCGCTACTGACACAGTAACTGTCACAGGAACACAACTTACTCCCGGTGTGAACGTGTCTTTCAGTATAGCGCAGAGACACGGCGCTGCGTTTATTAACGGCGGATTAAATGGGAACATTGCGACAGCCAATACAACACCAACTGTACTAGCTGACCTGTCAGCCACGCAAATTGACGTTGGTTATGATTTCAACGGCTTCATCTCCGAGTTCGTAATGTGGGGCGTTGACATTGACGACACCGGAATAGCGGAGGCATCTAGTTAAACTAAATACTATAACAGGTAAAACAAATGATGCAAGGGAAAACTAAATGGCACAATTAACTAACCAAGAGTTCAAAATCCAAACAACAACGTTGTTTCCAACCAACGGTGCTGGCGCAATCACTGCGACAGATGTTAGAACTCAGATGGACAATATTGCAGATAGTGCGCCATTTAAAACAACAGGGGCCACAAGCCCCCCAAGCGTTACTGATGATGGCAATAATTCCGGTGGTAACGGTGCAATTGAAGTTGGTGATATCTGGATTGACGAAACAAATGATATTGCATATATATGTTTGGATAATTCAACCGGCGCGGCAGTTTGGGGAGATACAACCAGTACCCAAAATTCAGTTATAGCAAGCGGTACACCACTTGTAACCCAACTTGGAGTTTGGGCAGGTGGAACCGCAATGGAAGGTGTGCCTGAACTTACTTGGGATGGAGCAACATTTGCTATTGGTGGAAATCTTACATTTACTGGGGCATTAGCTGGTGTAGTTTCACCAACTGGTACACCAGTTAACAACCAGCTAGCAGTTTGGACAACCGCGACCGTAATTGAAGGTAATGCAAACCTAACATGGGATGGCGCAGTGCTTGCAATAGGTGGTACTGATGCAATTAACGTTCCAAGCGGAACAACTCTAGAACGCCCAGCTGGCGCAGCTGGTATGATACGATACAATAGCGACTTGGGTGCATTTGAAGGATATGGGGCGGCTTGGGGCGGCTTGGGGGCTGGCACCGACCTTGCATATACAACAGCGGCAAACGATGGTACAGTTACATCAAGTGATGGCACAGATGCAACAATACCAGCAGCAACAGGCGCTTTGGCTGGTTTGCTAACAGGCACAGACAAAACAAAACTAGACGGTATTACAGCTGGCGCGAACGTAAACGTTACAACAAACTTAGGTTTTACAACCGCAGCAACAACTGGTACAGTTACTTCAAGTGATGGTACAGATGCAGTAATTTTAGCTGCAACAGTTTCCGAGGCTGGATTACTAACCGCAGCAGATAAAACAAAACTTGATAGCGTAGAAGCTAATGCAACACAATATGCACTTGCTCCAATTGAGTCAGTTACGGGTGCTTACAGCGTTGTGCTTGGCGATGTCTCAAAGTATAAAGAAACAACAGATGCTAGCCCAGTTACAATCACAATAAATGGCGGCGTTGGCTTTGCAGCAGATGATGAAATTTTCTTTGAACAAGGTGGCGCTGGTGCAATTACATTTGCAGTGGCAGGCGGCATGACGATTAACAGTCGCGGCGGGCTGCTTAGTACAGCTGGACAGTATGGAACAGCATTCCTCAAATTTAAGAGCGCAACCGTTGCAACACTAAGCGGCGACTTGGCATGATTTTCAAGCAACTAAATACTATGATAGAATAGGTATACCACTTTGGATCATTTAAAATTACACGTAGAAGGACACGTCCTGATTAGGGACCCTGATACTGGCGAGGTTATATTAAACCGTCGCAATGCTATCCATCGTGAAAATATGAGCTTTGCTATTGCATCCGCACTTAGTAATAGCATTGGTATTAATTCTTTTTCAGGATTCATTCAAGAACTAGCATATGGTAATGGTGGCGTCATTATTGACGGCAGTGGGAATGTAACCTACAGATCAGTAAACGTTACAGACATTACAGCAGAACTATACAACCGCAATTACAGTAAAGTGGTTGATTTTAATTCGGATGAAAATCCAGATAATAATACCGCTGTTTCACACAGTGGTGGGGCGACATATTCAGACGTCGTCATAACAAGCACACTAGACTATGGTGAGCCCGCAGGGCAAGATCCACTTGATGATGCGAGCAGCCAAGAGGGTGACTTTGTATTTGATGAGATAGGTCTTGTGTCGCAACAAGGTAGACTACTAACACATTTAATTTTTCACCCAGTACAAAAAAGTGCTAATCGAAAAATTCAAATCGTCTACACCGTAAGGATATCGGCAGGATAAAAAATGGCATATACAGTAGATTTCACAGACGGAACCAAATCAGCGATTTCGGTCGCTAACTCAGCAGTTAACACAACAACCAATATCGGACTTGTCGGCCAAGGCTACAAGAATTACGGTGAAGTGGTTGCTGAAGATCTGCTACACATACTGGAAAACTTCGCGAGTGGTTCCGCGCCAAGCAAACCAGTAGAGGGTCAGCTATGGTATGACTCAGCAAATAACCAACTCAAATATTTTGATGACACAGTATCCAACAGTGGTAACTGGAAAGCAATCGCAAGTATGACAGTTCAATCAGCAGCACCTACAACAGTTGGTGAGTCAGACGGGCACTTTTGGCTTGACAGTGATACAGGTGTACTGTATCTTTATTATAACGGATCTTGGATTGCAGTTAGTGATGTTGCAGGCGATACACGAGTGGTTGCCCGTACACGTTACGATACAGATGATGTTACACACCGCACGTTGGAAACAATTGTGGCTGGTGAGATTGTCAGCATTGCATCAAATGATATAACTTCGTGGATTCCACAAACATCAGGTGTAAACACAGAATATCTTGAAAATGGTTCTACGTTGCTCAATACAGAGTTTCCAGATATAACGAGTGGTGTAAACTTAAATACTACGACAGGATATTTTTTCTCGGGAACGGCAACAACTGCGCTATACGCTGACCTTGCAGAGCGTTATGAAGCAGATCAAGACTATGACTATGGTACAGTGGTTAAAATTGGCGGCGCCAAGGAAATCACACAAACAGATAAAGAATACTGCCCAGACGTATTTGGCGTAGTTTCAGATAAGCCAGCATTTGCTATGAATAGCGGCGCGGGCAGTCAAAAGACGCATCCTTACGTTGCCCTCAGTGGACGAGTTCCAGTGCAGGTTGTCGGAAAGGTAAGTAAAGGAGAACGCTTAGTATCAAGTAGCATTCCAGGACACGCAATGAGTGCTGGAGACATTGCTGGAGTAGATTGGCAATATGTTATTGGGCGGGCTTTAGAAGACAAAATCAATGAGGCATCAGGCATCATTGAGGTGGTAGTAGGAACAAAGTAACGTGGCGGCACTATTTTCAGGCGGACTAATAGAGATAGAAGATTATAACGATTTGGCATTCATAGTCAATCGTATCTTCAGCGACAACACGTCTGGACTTGCCTTTTCCACAAGTAACAGACTATTGAATGACACTGCGGCTCCAGCTGGTGAATCAGCAGGCGCGCAACGTACCTTGACAGCAAACCCTGAATCATCGGCCTTCCTCTTGGTATACGTCGATGACGTTACACTAACTGATGGTGTTGATTATGTCTTTGACTTTAATCAACCAGTTTCAATTACATTTATTGATCCATTAGCAGCAAATGCAACACTACAAGTATTTGATAGGACTGAGCATCGCTATGGTTGGGGGCAGCAAGCAAGTGTTTATCCTGTTTCTACTTCTGATCCAGTTTTAGCTGATGAACAGACGTTGCAAGCTTATCTAGAGGCCAATATAAACAACCTTATTGATAAAGTTAATATTATGGAAGTCCGTACTGATGGACCAAGCACTTTAACACGGATTGCACAAGGCGCAGTTATACTTGCATCAGACACCACATTGATTACGTCCACTATTAATACTGATATCATAGATCAAGCTCGTAACTGGCGGAACTTTAACTCAACAGCGTTTAATTCTGTTGAAACTTTCACAAGGACTAATAACTGGAACAACCAGCTTATCGGTACTATGCGCTATACTTGGAACTCTTATGATGAGATGCGACATTTCTTTAATACAGGTAGTGAGTGCCGCGCCCAAATTACAATGACTGGGGACCCCCTGAATCAGGGATATAATAACTGGAATCAGGTCGCTGAAGCAATGGGAATTTTGTCAATTAACCACGCTGTTACATTCCAATCAGGCACAAATGGAGTTCAATCAGGACTGGGTGCATATGATCTATCTCCTATATATCAAAGAATTTTTACTTCTGCAACTCCACAAGCGCCAGTAGATGCTAGCGGTGCTTTTGATTCGTATGGTACATATGACACTTTGGTAATTGGATGGGATGCCCGTATCCTTGAAGATACTCCGTCAGCTGGACAGATATCAATGGATATCCGCGCAACACTTGATGATCAGGACCTTAATGTTACTACTGTCGGAACAACAACATATTCGGGCGGGTATTTGGAAGCTGACGCATATGTAGATAATTCAGCAGTATTTTCAGCGTTAACCAACCCAACACTTTCAGTCTTTAATACCTTTGAATCAACTACAACTACAGCGATAACTGCTATCAGCCAAGCTAATCCAGCTGTGGTTACTATTGCTGACACAAGTGGCATCACAGACGGCAGCGCAGTTACAATTACTGATGTTGTTGGTATGATAGATGTTAACGACCTTTCCTTCACTGCAACTATTATCAACGGGACCACATTCAGTATTGGTGTTGATAGCACTGGTTATGCTGCTTACACAAGTGGTGGAACACTTACTTATTCAACTGACGACCATTAACCCACAGAAATCATTTGACTTTCCCCTAAAATAAGTGCATAATGTCATGACATAAGGAGTTACCATGGATGAACGACTTGAAAAGGCACTGACCTTTTCCAACTATCGCGCCACTATTGAAAACCGCCGCGTTACAGTAACACGTAGATTTGAAACCATGCGCATTGTGCACAAGAACAATGGGCTATTTTTTGCTGATGAAACTACAATTGCATTTGTCAATATGTTGATTAATGACGGACACACTGATGCGATACTATTAGATCGCAACGACAATCCGATTGAAATCGACGACCTGCCTGGTTTCAAGGAAGAATTGATGAACGTTTACTTTACTGCTATAAATGAGTATTCGACACAAATGAAGAAACTATCAAAAGCACGAAGTGTTAAAAAGGCTATGGACTGGTGACGACTACAGGCATTGTATTTTTTGCATACAACACGACAGAAATTGATTATGTAAAATTGTCTACTATTGCGGCTAGGTATGCTAAACGCTATATGCCTGGTCACGAAATTTGCTTAATCACTGATGCAGGCACATGGGAATGGTCTAAAACTAGTTCCTATTGGCAATATGCTGAACAGGCTTTCGACGAGATTGTTTTGGTTGATCCTGACATTCGTGTCAATCAACGAACACATTATGATTCACCATACCATAAATTCACAAGTGAATTTAAGAACGGCAACAAACATAAGGTATTTCAATATACACCCTATGACAAAACATTGTTATTGGATATAGATTATATTGTGCAAAATGATTCGCTTGCATACGTTTTTGATACAGATAATGCAGTCACGTTATTTCAATCTGCGGAATCATTGATTGGTGAGCCGCCAGCATTGCCACAGCAACATTTACATGATTATGGTATACCAATGCTTTGGAGCACTGCTATATATTTTGACAAGACCCAATCGTTAACAAAGCTATTTTTTGAGACATGGGAACATATATCTAAGAATTACGATTTCTACAAATTTCATTATGGTTTCCCTGGCAAAATGTATCGCACAGATTATTGTGTAAGTATAGCAACGCATATGTTAAATGGTATGGGGCATGGAGATCTAATCGACAAATTCCCTACATCAATGATAAACATGAGTCAACACGACGATATTGTTTCAATTAACACTGTAGATGAATGGGGGTATTTGGTCAATGATCGTCAAGAGAATTGGAAAGACACCCTTACTCTTATACAAAAAGAAAATGTTCATGTCATGAACAAACGAGCATTAGATCGCAATTTTGATGATATTATGGCTGCACTTGAATTGGATAACAGATGACAAACGGATATATATTTCTTGGTGTCGATGACGTTGGAAAAACGCAGAATATTAAATGCGCGTATGCTTTAAGTATCAGTCTCAAATTAGCAGATCCGGACTGTGAAACATGTGTTGTGGTGCATAAGTTTGACCATGTCCCACGTCGATATGAAAGTGGATTTGATTATATTGTTGAACTCCCATATGGACGTAGTGATACAAGTCACCACAATATGTTCATTGATTTTTGGCAACTGTATCACTGCACACCATTCGACGAGAGCATGATAATTAATACTTACTCATTAGCAATTGATAATATCAAGAGCCTTTGGGATATGCGAGATATCGATGACATTGTGTTTGCAACAGCACATAACTATCGAGGAGACAATATTCGTAACGACAAGAAATTTATCGCGCAGGATAAAAACAATATCAAAGCATTCAACTCTGGGGTAATCTACTTCAGAAAAGAACAAAAGTCAAGCGAGTTCTTCAAAATGGCGGATCCTATGTTCCGTTCTTGGAGAGAAATTTATGACCGTTATCTGTCGGAAGTTAAGGCAGATGACTTTGACTTTACGCTAATGACTAATATTGTTGCTGATAGCTTGCATGAACAATATGCAATAGCCGATAAATTTAAATACACAGACCTTGAAATTGACTTCCTATTTGATGCTGATAAGGATCAACCGTTTAATTGGTCTGAGTCTCAGAATATATGGATCACTAGTGATTTAAATATCAAAGTTAATAATTACAGACTGCACGGCATTTTCCATTACGGTGACCCAGAGGTCATTACGCCTAATTTAATAAAGCAACTTGATGACGATTTCAGTAACACCAAGAATAAAACCAAAGCCTAATTACTATATCTATTTTAATGATTGGACAGGAGAGATTATATCTGTTGGATGTAATCCCCGGTCTGATTCTCTTGCGCCATTTATCGTAACAGATGATAAAAATGCATATCGTATACTACGTGGACAAGCGGCAGGAACAAACTACGTTATTGATAATGACCAGTTAGTTGCAAAGAATGAATATCTTAGACTGCGCAATAAAGAAGACAAACTGTCAATTATTCCTCAAATTAAAATAAAGGAATGGGACATACGTGTCAGGCATTACACTAAGAACCATTATTTAACATTTGAAGTGAATAAAGATATGGTTCATAAATTGATTAAAAGAAATATGCAAAATGAAATATTGTTAAATGAAAAGATTGATTTCAAATTCTATGTAATTAAAAACAATAACCCAGACTACCTTCTTAAAACAATTACTATTGACGCAATGGAATTAATCAATAGTAATTGTTTTGCGGCGCCAATGGATGACATCATTAGACATATTACAGCAAGCAAAGTTTCTGTATTAACTCGACGACAATTTAAAAACTATTACTTTGAATCGTTCGATGAAGATTATGTAAAGCCTAAGGAAATAGACGATCATCGTTGGAGTCATAAGATACAATGTGTAACAGATGACGCTGACTCTCATGTTAGTTTGATTCAAGATGGTAAGTATGTAGATATTGTAAGTTTAGTGAGCGCAGAACAGCTCACCTCTGCTGGGTTATATTACCGCTACTTGCCATTATATTTTACAGGAAAAACAACAGACCATTACATTTCTAAGCATATAATTGATGTCAATAAGCTAAGAATGGGAAATAAAGAACGAATTGCAGTAGATTTCGACATTATGGATGTAAACATATTATACCAGAATCCTGCACTCAAATTGAATAAGAGGAACGTAAATGACACTCACTCCAATTAATGATATAGATATCGTCTTCATTAGTTATGACGAGCCCAATGCAGACGATAACTGGCATGACCTATTGAGCAAATGTCCTTGGGCAAAACGAAGCCATGGCGTTTACGGTAGTGATGCTGCACACAAAGCCGCAGCGGCACTAGTTGACACACAACGTATAATCACAGTGGACGCAGACAACATCGTCGATCCAGAGTTCTTCAATCTAGAAATTGATATAGATAAAGTAGGCAAAGCTGATGTTATGAGCTGGGCTGCAAAGAATGAAATCAATGGACTTGTATATGGCAATGGCGGCATCAAATGTTGGCCAGTTCACGTCATCAACAACATGCGCACACACGAAGCAGCACCAGAAAATAATTTGCAAGCACAGGTTGACTTTTGTTGGAATATAAACTATGTTCAAATGAACAACGTATACAGCCACGTCTACAACAATGCGAGCCCACTGCAAGCTTGGAGAGCGGGCTTCAGAGAAGGGTGCAAGATGACACTCGATAATGGAGACGTTGTTGGTAAGCATAATATCAAGAAAATTCATCGTAAGAATTACCAACGCTTGCTAGTTTGGCAGACTGTTGGTGCAGATGCGCATAATGGGTTATGGGCAATTTATGGCGCACGTCTTGGGACTGTAATGACAAATTTGCGTCGCGATGAGTGGGATTGGCGCTCTGTCAGAGACTTTGAATGGCTTAATAAATACTGGGCTAATGATATAGCACCAAAATTTATACCAAATAGTGATAATGGAGGCAATCGTCTTTGTGAACGAACTGGCTATGAATGGAATGTGTACGAACTAGAAGAAGAAATACGCACTCTTGGTGAACAACTTCGTAACGAATTGGGACTTGAACTTGCTGATCTAAATGATCAGGGTAGCCGTTTCTTTAAGGAAGTTTACATCAATCCAGCCCGTGTACACCCGATGGCACGTGAGCTGGATGTGATTAATGAAATGGGACAATAATGCCGCTAGGACCACAAGAATTCTACAATAAACTAGACCATCACCACGCCTCAGCTAAAGACTGGGTTGTCGTCAATTGGAATCTAGGCAACATGTGTAATTTCAATTGCAGCTATTGTCCTAGTATTTTAAACGATGGCAGCTTTGGTTGGAACGATTTTGAGGTCATCCAACGCTTCATTGATGAGTGTGTTACGCATTATCGCCCACGTAAAGTTTACTTTGAGTTTACTGGTGGAGAAGTAACACTTTGGAAGGACTTTGTCAAGTGCGCAGAGTACATTAAAGGTATTGGGCATGACATTGGAATGATATCAAATGCAAGCCGCACGTTACGTTGGTGGGAACAGAACAAGGAAAAGTTTGATCACGCTTGCCTCAGCTTTCATGCAGAACACAGTGATCCTGAACACTTCCTTAAAGTGGTTGAAATTATGAGCAAGGTGTGCCGCACACATGTCAACGTTATGATGCACTATGACCCTAAGTTGTGGGATACGTGTCAGGACGTGGCTGAGAGAGTGATAGCCATAAAGGACATCAGCCTCGCGCTGCAACCTCTCATCATCGACTTTGGTGAAGAGCTGTTTAGCTACACTGACGAGCAGATTGCGTACATTGATCGACAATGGCATAATTTAGGTATCAAAATTGAACACACCCGTGACCATAGCAAAAATCTATATCGTGGCAGCATGGATATGATTGATGAAGTGAATGGATTAAGTGAAAATAGTTCAGCACACCGCTTTATAAACGATAAGACTAATAATTGGAAAGGATGGGATTGCTGGGCAGGCATTGAACAAATTGTAGTTGACTTTGACGGCTCAATTATGCGTGGTTGGTGCCGTGTTGGTGGGTCATTTGGCAACATCAAACGCCCTGAATCTATACAATGGCCAACTCGCGCAGTGCGTTGTAACAAAAGTATGTGCCACTGCAATTTTGATATTATGACTAAAAAAGTCCTACCAACAGAACGCTATGAGGTAGATAATGAATAATGGAATAACATATGCCAATTACAAGTGACGACAACGTCCCCTTAGGTAACAAGCAACTACGTATCTACAACAAGACTGGCAAATATACACGAGTTAGTGTAGATGAAGCTATTGCTCGTGGCCTTAACCAATGGGAAGGCTGGAAGTGCAGTGCAGGTGTTCGTAACCTATACATTGACTATGATGGTAACATCTGGAATGCCAATTGCGCAAGTAGTAATAGAAACCAAGGTGCACATCACAACCAAGTAGTTGAAGAATGGCGCCTTGAGCGCGAGCGAGTATTTGGTCCCTATCCACATGAGGATTGGTATAATAACAACACAGATGGCGGATGGCCACTTCCTAAAATTGGATGGGAAGATAGTGAGCAGCACGTAAAACTACAGGATGAACTCAAGCGTACCGAAGAAGAATTCTTTAGTAACCTGGGTAGCAATATGACACGTGACATTGATATCAATGCTAGTGCCTGGAAATGGGAAAGCAAAATTTCCGATGTTAAAAAGTATTGGGGCCTATTAGGCAACATACGTGAAGGTTTTGATATGCCCGAAGAATGGGTTACGTGCCCATTCAAGAGTTGCGGGTGTGGTGCAGATGTTATTCTATCTAAAGCGAAAAATGAGGGCTATGCCCGTGGGTTAGCAGTAACACATAAAGGATATGATGGACAACACCAAACAAAAGACAACTTTGTTCAGTCTATAGATGATCAAACTAGTGTTGAGATGAATTTTCCTATTCCATACCAAATACTTTGGGACATAGGGCGCCGCTGCAACTATAATTGCAGCTATTGCTGGCCAGCTGTACACAGTAATACAGAAAAGTTTCCACCTTTTGATACTGTGATACGTGCAATTGATATGGTAATTGATAATTGGAGCGGCGGCGAGTCAATTCGTTGGAATTTTGGTGGAGGCGAACCTACTATGCATCCACAGTTTATGGATATATTGAAGCACCTTAAAGCACGTAACCAATGGATCCTCGTAACATCAAATGGTAGCCGTAGTACAAAATTCTGGCGTGAAGCAGCAACATATATCAACTCTGTCAACCTCAGCGCACACTTTGAGAGCATGGACAAATATGCAGGAAATGAGGGCCGCTTCATTGAAAACGCCAAAATCATTATGGAACACCATGACACAGTTGATGATGACTTTTGGCTTGAGATTAAGCTTATGGCGCCGCCAGGCTTTCTTGAGCGAGCTCAGGAAATGATGGACAAAATAGCAGCTATAAATAGCTGGAACACTCCTGGAGCCAATGGTCGAATGAAGGGGGTACTAAGTTTAGTACCCATAAGAGATGTGAACGACGCAAACAAATTGGTCGAATATAGTGACAACGAATTAGAATATTTTAAGAGGCAATAATGAACATTCCAGCAGAAGATAAATTTAGTTTAGATCCAAAATACTATCGCACGTCTGAAGAACGGTCTGCAATGGTATTAGATCCTGCCTGTCCGCTCTCTGTCATAAAGATTGTGGTAGAATATGATGATGACGATACAGTTATCCTGGACTGTATACATTCAAAAATAGCAGATGAAGAAGTATTTGCAATAGCTGCCAGGCGCTTAAATAAAACTGTTAAAGAGCTCAAGGACGGTAGACGTGAATACTATAAAAAGTTAATTGCACGAAAGTCATTCTGCTCTATTCCTTGGAATCATGCAGGAACAGATGCAAGTGGTAATATTCGCATGTGCTGCCAAATGATTCATGAAAATGAAAAGGCACCTAAGGGGATTGTCAAGAAGGATGACGGATCAACGTTGGACTTTAATGACCATATTTCTGAAAATCGGAACGCACCAGCCTGGAAAGAATTGCGCAAAGACATGCTTGTCGGTAAAAAGAACGACTTGTGCAAGCTTTGCTGGGACGAGGAAGACTCAGGCACCGGCAGCAGACGTATATACACATTTGATCTTTTCCCTGACACTATTGATAAAGCAATTGAAAAGACAGAACCAGATGGTAGTATCAAACATGAGGATTTTCCAATCCAATGGTGGGATTTGCGTTTTGGCAACAAGTGTAATTTAAAATGTCGAAGCTGTGGGCCAACTGACAGCAACTTATGGTATGAAGACCATATTGCATTAACTAGGTCTGAGGATGATCCTGAAGTTGTTATGCGTGATGGTGAAGCGCATAAAATTGAGAAAGATGCAAAAGGTAAGTGGCATGTGCCAATCCTTAGCGAGTGGTTTAACGATTCTACAATGTGGAATGACTTAGTCGACAATCTTGACACTGTTGATCGTATATACTTTACAGGCGGTGAGCCAACAATCAATCACAAACACCAAGAGCTGCTTAACATCATAATCGATAAGGGCTATGCAAACAAGATGGTGTTGGACTATAATACCAATATGGCTGGTACTCCTGATAAATTGTTTGGTTTATGGACACAGTTTAAAAAAGTAAACTTAGGATTGAGCATCGACGGAATGTATGAGCATTATGAATATATTCGTCATCCAGGACGTTGGGACAAGGTTGAACGCAACCTTCGAAAAATTGATACAGATCCCCGTCTTACTAATCTGTCTGCTAACATAACATTGACATTAAGTGTAATGAATGTATTTCACGTTCTTGATTTAATATGGTGGCTTAAAGAGCAAAAGTTTCGTCGCATACACAATGACATTTATATCCATAATGTATACGGCCCACAATATTACAACGTGCAGAACTTGCCAGGTGGAATTAAGCATGATGTAGATGCGCATTACAAGCGATTTATTGACGCTATTTCTAAGCGTTGGGGAAACGATAAATGCACAACACATGATGCAAATTGGGCAGCCGAAACCACCAGATCACTAGAAGCCACATTATCCCAAATGTGGAGTGCTGAGCCTGACCCAAGCCACTGGAAACATTTCTTAACACTTACTTCTGAATTAGATAAACTACGAAAAGAAAATTGGAAGAAAAGTCTTCCTGAGCTTGAATCTGCTATGAGGAACATGCATGACAAAGAAAAAAGACGTAAGCGCACCCGACTCGCAGCTATTAAAAAAGCACCAAAAACAACAGGAACAACAGGTGCCCCAAAAAAAAGTTGATACCCCTAACTTTGGAAGCGAGGACCGCGATCAAATCATTCTCAAGGTAATTGAGCATGAAGAAAAGATGCGGCATGCCAACAGTCATTTGGGGTCTGAATCAGAATTTGATGGTGTTCGTCCATACACATATTGGAGTGAAGATCCTTTTGAAAACGAAAGAGGATATGATTATTGGTCTGAATTAAACAAGCCACTAAAAGACACCAGATTATCTTTAGTTGTATGTCCTGCTTGGGGAGTTATCTTCCCGCCATACAATGTGGCCAGACTGACCTCATTGCTGCGCGAAAACGGTTATGAGATTAATGTTCATGATGCTAATATAGAAGGATATCATTTCCTTAAAGGAAAACTCAAGAAGGATATGTGGGATGCCATATATCATGACCATTGGTATTTGCCAGCCTATGATATAGAAATACACCCTACACTGAAACCATTTCTTGATAACCTAGTTCTTGAAATTTTAGAAACTGAACCTGGACTTGTTGGGTTTAGTGTCTATAATACCAATTTACATCCAACAGGATATGTGATGAACGAATTGAAAAAGGCCAACCCAAATATTCGGATTGTTATTGGCGGCCCTGAGGTATTATCTGATTGGATGGACGGCGAGGCAACAGAAAAATTGCGGCCAGAGTTACAGGAATTTTACAATAATGTTGACTATCGTGTAATTGGTGAAGGTGAAGAAGAAATACTCAATCTTTTAGAAAATCTCGACGAGTATCCTATTGAAGCTGGTCCTTATAGTTTTGGTAATACTCAGAGTAGACTTGACTTAAATCAATTGCCATTTCCTGATTATAGTGATTTCTCTTTGAATCTATATAGACACCCTGATGGTGTGAGTATCGAATCAAGTCGGGGATGTGTGGCGCAATGTACCTTCTGTTCAGAGACTTGGTTTTGGAAATTCCGTTGGCGCGAAAGCATTCGTGTCATCGAAGAAATGAAACATCAGATTAAAAAGTATAGAATAAAACGATTTTGGTTTGTTGATAGCTTAATCAACGGCAATCTTAAAGAGTTCAGAAAACTTGTCGATCAAATCGTTGCGGACGGACTTGACATACGATGGAACAGTTATGCTAGGTGTGATGGTAGAATGGACCGTGAATTTTTTGATGCCGTCGCAGCAAGTGGGTGCAGCTTGCTGAGTTTTGGTGTTGAGGCAGGTAGTGAAAAAGTTCTACTTGATATGAAGAAACGGATAAAAGTCTGGGAAATTGAAAATAACTTGCGAGATTGCCGCGCGTCTGGTATTGAGACCCATGTAAATTGGGTAATTGGATTTCCAACAGAACGACCTGTTGAATGGCTACACAGTCTTCATGTACTATATAATTCTCGTAAATGGGTCTTTGTCCTCAGTCCAGGTATGACTTGCGGTGATGCAGTATTAAGCGACATACACATTAACTGGGATAAATATGATATTGCCTGGAAAGAGCAGCCGTGGGACAATACATTTATGTCAAATTGGTACACTCAAGACTATGTTAATACAGTTATACATCGATTTATTCGGCTAAAATTTGCAAACCAATGGCTTAAGATGATGGTGACAGATTCTGATGGAACAGTCATTAACGCACAACAGCGACCAAATATGGATCAGTTCTTTGAGTTTGAACAAGAAAATCCTGGACAATTTATAGACTATATACCACAAGAACAGAATCAAAATTTCAATGTTTTTAAGGGTGCAACGCCACAGGAACAATTAGCATCTAGCCTGGCCAACGAATATCTGCCTTATGTCTGGGTCACATACAAAGTTTATGGCGCCCACACATTCAAAATCATTAATGATCCAGAGAAGGACCTCGAAGAATTCGGCGGGGGATTAGCAACAGTATATGATGGTGAAGTTATATGGAATGTAGACGCTGATGGTAATTTTGAATTCTCATGTAATCATTCATTCAGTCATGAAACAACAAATGATGATTCAAGGGTTAAAGAACATGAAATAAAAAGAGAAGATATGTCATTTGCACCAATAGAGTTTAAATTGAGTGGCAATATTTCACAATTTAATGGAGAAAAGAATGAAGATAGCATTGATACCAGCCCGAAGCGGCAGCGAGCGGTTGCCAAGGAAGAATTACTTAGACTTCAACAGCCGTAACATCGTTGAGATTGCTCGTGACAAATGTTTGCAATCAAAGATGTTTGATAAAATTGTTATAACTAGCGATGACGAATATTTTGATCAATACTGTGGTCATGGTAATGTAGAATTTCATAAGCGTACAACAGAGCAGGCGAGCAGTAGCACTTCGACTGACACTGTGATGGATATTATGTTTGACGCGTATGATTGCGAGTCAATGCTATGGGTTAATAGCGTTAGTCCTTTACAATCTATCGAGGACATTACGAATTGCGCTAGCACTCTTTCAATGGACGGTGTTGATGCAGTGATGGCAGTCAACACGCTACGACAACACTGTGCAATTGGTGGTACGCCCATCAATTACGATCCTAATGTGGCATTTGAAAAGACCCAGGACTTGATGCCAGTACAACGATTTGTGTATAGCTGCATGGGTTGGAACCGTGACACGTATGTATCACACCGTGCAAACGGTTTTCCTGGATTGTTTCCTGGCAACCTTGAATTAGTAGAAGTGTCAGTCAATGCAGGAATGCTCGTAAAGTATAGAGAAGATTTTGATCTATTTAAGAAGATAGACTCTACTCAAACATCAGATGAACTGCAACGCCTTGTGGCAGAAATGCCAATGGTTTGGTAATGGAAGAAGATCTTTTTGAAAAGATATTTTTGCGGCGAGACGAGGGTGTCAATTACAGTCTGTTGACACACAAATATCATAAAGACAAGACGCTTGCGACTCCTACATATGCTGATTGGTTACGTGTGTTAAAACAGTATACACTTATTGATTGTTTTGTTGACGCCAGGAAACTAAAGCTTAGTCAGTTGTGGTCTGACGGTAATTTAGATCCGTCATGCTGGGATAATACTTACACAAAGAACGACGTACAAGGGCTGAGTGTAATGAAATGCTTGGAGCAAGTTAGCCATACTGATACTGTAAATTATGAGGCATTGTTTAGTAGGATAATGCGACTTCTAGTCGTTAGTTGTGAGATGGCAACTAACCCTGTTCGTTCGCCACCGGTCCTCAGTAATATTTTCAATAATACAGTCCATCCAGGCAGCACACTAAGCCAAGCACATCAAATGCTTGACAAACCGTTACGTGTATTGTTGATGCGCCCAAATGATAAGTCCTGGATAAAAGAGCCTGTTACAGTTATCAGTAACAACTATCGAATCAGAACACTTAAAGATTTGCAAAAGACTTACCAAGGTGCCCCCATTGGGTTTATAGACACAATTAACGGCAAAATTACGCATATGCATGTTTACAGTTATCACACTGATTGGATGTCACCAGATCAGCAAGGATTTATTGAATACCCTGAATTCCATCATCTAAGATTTATGCAATTCGTTAACTTCTACTTGCCAGACACGGCAGACACTGTTACATTTAAATTGCCCTGGACTGGTAAGTTTTTTACCATGAAAATTACGGATAATCCAGATGACCTACGCAAGATATTTACAGCAGGGGCAGTAGTTGGGTTCATAGCAAGATGAGTAATAAAAAGATATTTGTGATATCAATGCCCAGGACTGCAAGCACATATTTGTTTAAAGCGTATACAGATTATAACTCTCCTGAACAATATGTTCTTCCTTGTAAAATCCGTAAAGAGCCATTTAACTCAATACAAAGTAAAAAATCACACGCCGAACAAATTGATAATATTTACAATGCAAAACGTTGCGTTGTGGTCTCACATGCGAATCATTTTGAAACATTAACAGAACTGCAGAAGAAAGTTTTATTTACAGATTGTGCAACACACTTCACGTTGCTGTTCAGGCGCAACCTGGTTGACATGGCAATGAGTTTGGTTCGTGGACGTACAAGTGACTTTTGGCATACATTCAAAACAGATAAACAAATTGAAATTAAACCGTCTACTGTAACTTATGAAACAATTAATGAAGTTATCCATATCGTGCATACCACAATTCATCTGGTCACGTACAAATTTGGTGCGTTGTATAATGTGAGTTATGACAATATTATATTCAAAGAAGATCTTACATATGATCCAAAAACAGATTGGTTCAACAGCGGATATTGTGATGAAGCACTTAATAAATTACATATACGACATAACATATTGGTTGAAAATCCGCCAGTCGAACCATTCATAAGTAACTATGATGATGTGTATACACAAATATCTGACTCTTTAAGAGGATTTGAGAACAAGAATATAGAGATTAAAGATGGAATAGTCAAGCATTTATTTGGAAAAACCTAAGAAAAGGCTTGACACCAAGGCACTTTGCTGCTATATTGGTATTGTAAGCAAAGGAGATATTACATGTTTAACAAGACAATAATCGCTGCACTACTTGCCACCGTTGCAACAACTGCCACTGCCGCAGATTGTGAGTACGGTGAGCATGATATTACAATTACTGCCGCTGACTCAGCAGTGTTTGACCTCGCATGTGGCGGAGCAATTAAAGCAATCCAAATTTTTGAAGATGACCTAGGTTATGACAAACTGACCTACACTGTCGACGTCAATATTGAAGACGAAGTTTATTACTTGAAGCCCGGAGATCCTGACTACCGTGTGTTCGGAATTTACGACACCAAAATCAAAAGCATCCAAGTTTCAAGCCCGACGACTGACTACGCAAAAGAGCGTTTTGTGTTTATTGCGGACCAAGCTGATAAGACCACCGGACTTGCAATGACTGACGAACTTTGGGCGTCGATTGTAACCCACGAAGTGTCCCACTCGATTACAGACCAGATTTGGATCGATAACGGTGGCCTTAACCGCTCTGAAAAGCTCGGAGGCGGCGCACAAGAGTTTGTTGCCTACATTGTGCAACTGATGTCGTTAAGCGACGAGACACGTGAGCAAGTGCTTAACCAGTACCCAGATTCAAATGAAGGCTTTGACAACAAGATGAAGCTCAACAGCTTGTACCACATGCACTTCCCACACAAGTATGGTGTGATTGCGTACAACACGTTCACTGCGACAGGCACTGCTTGGATCCAGGAAATTATGAACGGTGACCTTGATCCTGACCTTAAGTTTACAAACGGCACGTACTAAGCACTTACTAAATACTTTTGAATTGGCAGCGACTTGTTCGTTGCCAATTTCCGTACATGCAGGAGACGACGTTTAATGATTCAATGGGGATGGAGCGGCATGAGCCACGACGCTGCACTGTCTGTGATGATAGACGGTAAAGTAGTCTACGCCAGCCACGGTGAGCGTTACAGCCGCATCAAAAACGACAAAAACCTACACCCAGACCAAATAGCTGAAGCACTTGCGTATGGGTATCCAGATAAGGTGTATTACTATGAAACACCTTGGCTTAAAAAGTGCCGCCAATTTCAGGCTGGCCAACGCGAACTGATCTGGAAGCAAAGCCCGCGCAGCTATCTCAAGCAATTTGGTGTCAACAAATATCATCATACAACAAGGCATCATCATAGCCATGCAGCTTATGGTTTCTACACCTCGCCTTTTGCCGTAGCAGATGTGTTAGTAATTGATAGCATCGGTGAATATGAAACGCTGAGTTACTGGCAGGCAGGCTCTGCTACTGGTCTCAAAAAGATAGCCAGCCAAAATTATCCCAACAGTGTGGGACTTTGGTACAGCGCAATGACACAACGCTTAGGATTAAAGCCGCAAGAGCACGAATACATTCTTATGGGAATGGCAGCGGTTGGAGATCGGAGCAAATACTATAATCTTATACTCAAAGACTTCTTTGTACAGTTGCCAAGCCAATATAACTTCAACGTAGTGTTCAAGGAAAACTTGCATCGTGGATGTCAGAACTGGCGCCCTGATTTGAACACAGTACAAGACTTGGCTGATATTGCTGCCGCAGTGCAGGCAATTTATGAAGAGATCTTCTTTGGATTGCTAGAGTTTACTAGGAAGTCAAATAACCAAAATCTTGTCATTGTAGGTGGTTGTGCCCTCAATTGCGTTGCCAACTATGAAGCCTATCACAAATATGATCGAGTTTGGATTCCACCTAATCCAGGCGATGCAGGCAGCAGCTTAGGCGCCATACTTGCCCACAACCCAGAAAAACTGCACATGCCTGATGCATACTTAGGAACAGACATACCTGGTGATTACCCTATAGACGACGTGATCTCCGACTTGCTGACAGTAGGTGTAAGTGCTGTTGCAACAGGACGCGCCGAGTTTGGCCCACGCGCCCTGGGCAATCGCAGCATACTAGCAGATCCAAGATTGCATGACGTCAAAGACCGTGTTAACAAACTCAAGCAACGTGAGTCTTTTCGCCCATTTGCCCCTGCTATATTGAAAGAGCATGTTAATCACTATTTCCAAATTCCACACAAGGGATGGGAGGCACCATACATGCAATTTGCTACTTGGTGTAAGGCACCTAAGGCATTTCCAGGCATAGTTCATATTGATGAAACTAGCCGTGTGCAAACTGTAGGTAAAACCAATATATATGAGCAACGTGGATTTAGACGATTGCTTGAACGTTGGCATGGTGAGACAGGCTGCCCTATGCTGCTCAATACCAGTCTCAATATACGTGGTGAGCCTTTGGTAAATAGTAAAGAGGACGCAGAACGCTGGAGTAAGCTTTACGGCGTCCCAGTTAGGACCCCACGATGAAATGGATTAAGAATAAAATAGCTAAATGGAAGCGTAAGCGCCGGATCAAGAAGTTGGCCAAACAGGATCCATTTATCTACGATTGACATTCTGTTAATTTTACCATATACTTAAACAAAGGACAAACATGCTTGATATATTCTTTCTGAGCTATAACGAGCCGTTTGCTGATGATAACTTTGAAATACTACAGATGTTTGCGCCCAATGCAAAAAGGGTGCAAGGCATCAAAGGCATCTTTGAAGCTCACCAGGAATGTGCACGGCAAAGCAAAACTAGCCACTTCTATGTAATTGATGCAGACTCAATTATTGAAGAAGAATTCACGTTTAAATTCACACCCAGTCCGGACCGCTTCGTATATGAAACGATCCCAGAGACTGAGTGCGTTTTTGTGTGGCGTAGTCGTAATCCTATAAATGATTTACTTTATGGTTACGGCGGCGCAAAACTATTTCCTAAGAAAAAACTGCTAGAGGCAGAACATTGGAACGTAGATATGACTACAACAATTGGAGCAACTTTTGTCCCGAAATTTCAAATCAGCAATACTACAGCTTTCAATACTGACCCCTTCAATACATGGAAAAGTGCATTTCGTGAGTGCACAAAGCTTGCGTCAGCTATTATTCCAAATGGGGATAATACGGACAATGAATATCGCCTCAACGTTTGGTGTGAACGTGGTGCGAAGCGCAACTATGGTGAGTTTTGTTTACTCGGCGCTAGACAAGGCCGCGATTTTGGAGAACGTTACAAAGATAAGCCGCGCATCCTTGGTAAGATAAACGACTTTGATTGGCTACGGGAGGTATTTGAATCACATGCTTCCTAACAATGCATTGATCAACAGGATGGAAATTCTGTATCCAAATGAAAAGAAGTTTACAGCTCTACGTTTAGCATACTTTAATCACCACAAACCTAGCATCATTAGGCTATTAGCTTACCAACACGATGTCAAGATAAAAAATATAAAACTACTTGACGACGTGTCGAAAGATCTATACAGTTTATTTGACAGGGTAGAGGAAAACTATGACATACGTGAGAGCGAGTGGATCGACCAGGGCGACTTACGCAAGTTCATCTTTCATGATAATGAATGGAGCCTTTATCGACTGTTGTTAGATGTACGAGACAATCAGATTGTACGTACAATTAAAAGCTTACACGCAAGTGGCATCCAATGGAACGGCGACGCAATGAGCCAAGGACAGCTAAAAAGCAAAATGTGGATGATAAATGAGCTCAAAATTTTAGACTTAGATTTGGGTACAGTGTTCCTTTGTGCAGGCTGGTATGGATTGCTAGCTACATTGATGTTTGAACATGACCTCAAAGTGGATAGAGTGCGCAGTTTTGACATTGATCCAGACGTTGTGACAATTGCTGACAAGTTTAACTTGCCTTGGTTTAGTGATACCTGGAAGTTTAAAGCCGTAACAGAAGACATACACAATATTGATTTTGTGTGTCACAATTGGCGTGCATGGAGTAGCAGCAACGAGCGCATGAGCTATCCTATTACAGACGTGCCTAATACAGTGATTAACACAAGTTGCGAGCACATTGAGGACTTTGCAACGTGGTACGCAAAGATTCCTGCTGACAAACTGGTAATACTACAGAGCAACAATTATGACGATATAGATGAGCATGTTAACACATCGCCAGACTTGGACAGTTTTTCTGCTCAAACACCAATGACAGAGGTCCTTTATAGTGGTGGATTAGATTTACTAGACTACACTAGATTTATGCGAATTGGAATTAAATGAGAAGCTTAGACAAACTATCTGTTAGAGAAATGCAAACACTTAGCGCAAGGGCGTTGAGTGCAATAGTTGCGAGTAATGACAACATTTGGCAATTCAACAGACAAGCACACCACAACAGTCACAATTGGTACCGTGCTGTGATTGAATGGTACATTGGTGAATATGGCGGCTGGCCTGATCAAGTAGGTCCAGGCGTTGAAGTAAGGTTAGTAAACAATGAACAGAAATAAAATGCAATCATTTAGAGATAAAGCTAATAATAATTTAGCCCATAATTATATCAAAAGATATGGGCCAGTTGTCCCATATACGTGGTTTGAGGGGGAACGTGAACTTTTTGATATCGCCGTGCAGGCTGGTAAAATATCTGACAGATATTTAAATCACGAGCATGATCCTATTATATATACAATAAATGAGATGGGATACAGGTCAAAGTTTGTGTACCCAGCAGACTATGAAAAATATGGAGTAGCGATAGGATCAAGTCATACTTGGGGATCGTCTTTACACGTTGAAGATAGATTTGATTCGTTACTTGAGCAAGATAACGGTATTCCAATTATCAATATCGGACAACCAGGTGCAAGCTGTAATTATGTTAAAGAACAAGTGTTACATTTATTAACAAATACACCAAAATTACCTGCGTTTATGATACTTGAATGGCCGCCAATTACTAGGTTTACGCTGTTTGGTAACGGAACAGAACATATATGTAATGTGCATTTTGATGAAGCAGACATAAGATTTAAAATTTTTGAGAATATTGTTCTATTGGATGAAGAAATTTTTTATTATGAAGCTATGCGCTCATTTCATATTGTAACCAAATGGTTAAGTGATCGTGACATACCAGTTTTTAATTGGACTGCAACTCCTGACTCGTCTGAAACACTGCAAATTCCTTATACTAGAACTGTTGATTTTGCAAGAGATGGAGTTCACCCTGGTCCTAACACACATAAAATTGTTGCTGATTTATTAATAGAGAATATTCAAATACATGTATAACTTCGAGGATATCCGAACGGTTCATTTAGAGATTACACAGCGCTGTCAGGCAGCGTGTCCAATGTGTGACCGCAATGAGAACGGCGGACCCGACAACAGACATATAGACAACTCAGAGCTCAGCCTGGAACAATGTAAACAGATCTTTGAGCCCGAATTTATTCGGCAATTAGATACCATGTATATGTGTGGTAATTTAGGCGATCCAATTGTCGCCAGAGATACCCTCGAAGTTTTTAAATATTTTAGAACTCACAACCCTAAGATGTGGTTGAGTATGAATACAAATGCGGGGGCAAAAGATGAGAATTGGTGGAAAGAGCTTGCAGGAGTTACCGGTCGTATGGGCGCTATTATTTTCAGCGTTGATGGCCTCGCTGATACTAATCACCTATATAGACAGAATGTCAGATGGGACAAAGTCGAGCGCAATATGCGGGCATTCATCGAAGCGGGCGGGCGTGCCCGCTGGGACTTTATTGTGTTTGGCCACAACGAACACCAAATTGATGAAGCAAAACAGCTTGCTGAAGAATGGGGTGTAGAGCGTTTCCAACTCAAAAAGTCAGGGCGTTTCTTTAATGCCAACAGTCAATCAAAAGACAAACACCAAGCACAAAATCGCAAAGGCGAAGAGACACAACTAATACAAAAGCCTAAGAAGCCAGAGAATCAAAACCTTGCGCTATCAAAGCAAAAGGAAATTGAAAAGACTTATGGCAGTATGCGTGAATATTACGACAGTTGCGCAGTTAGTTGCAAAGTAGCCAAAGAACGAAGCATCTTCATTACAGCAGAAGGACTATTAATGCCTTGCTGTTGGACTGCTGGCCGCATGTATAAGTGGTGGCACAAAGATTATCGCGTAGAACAAATATGGGATCACATTGATGCGGCCGGTGGCAAAGAAGGTATTAGTGTAATTGAACATGGCTTAAAAGACGTAATGGCTGGTCAATTGTTAAAAGGTATTGAAGAAAGCTGGGACAAAACAAGTATCAGTAACGGTAAATTGGGGGTATGCGCTATGAAGTGCGGCGCAGAATTTGATCCGTTTGGAGCACAATTTGAATAGCATAGGCCTTGACAATTTACAGTTACAACGGGTAGTGATTGAAGTATTTGGTGGCTGCAATTACACTTGTCAAATGTGTCCGCAATCCACAGGACGCGAACCAAGCTTTCTGCGCAAGATGCCGTTAAAGCAATTCGAAGATATCCTAGACCAAATAATGCCGTACGGCAGTCCTGTTATTAACCTTGAAGGCAGTGGCGAACCTACAATGGCAACAGACTTACCGGAATATATTGCCGCTTGCACAAGTCGCGGCTTTCGTAGTTATATGTATTGCAATGGCGCTCGCTTTCGTGACCAATACATGCGTGATTGTATTGACGCAGGCTTATCGTTAATTCGCTTTTCGGTAATTGGATACAATAGTGAATTGTATAACAAATGGATGAGCAAAGATAACTTTGAATTAATTAAAGACAATGCGCGGCAGGCTAAAGCATATAAAGAGTCTGTAGAAGCAAAGACAAGTATTGACAGTTATCATTTAATACTAGACCCAGAACAAGCCGAATATGAAATAGCACAATACCAAAACAATTTCATTAACGATGTAGGCACTAAGGCCTATATTTGGAAGATGCACAATTGGAGCGGCAACTATACTCCAGGGTATACAAGAGACACTAGCAAGCGGCGCACATGTGGACGTCCAGCTAGCGCCGAGCTTACAGTTCGAGCTGGCGGACTAGACGGTCACAGAGCTGCGGTAACACCTTGTTGCCAAGTGTTAGGGCCACCAACAGAAAGCAAAAGTGTTCTTGGACACCTAGACACACAAACGTTTGAGGAAGTATGGAATGGTGAACTATACAATGAGTTGCGTCACTTACATGACACAGAGCAATTTGATAAGATTGATTATTGTAAAGGATGCGACTTCTTATATGAAGATCCTGAAGTATTAGTATGGACAAATGACAAGAAGTACAAGCTAGGACAGCCACAAGGTACAAATTTAGGAATGAATACATGACACGATTAGAACAAGGTACAATAATTGAAATTGAAAGCACTGCACACTTTTTAGAACTGACAAATAAATTCGACTGTGAGCACGGCACAACTACACGCATTGCTTATCTCACTTTTAAAGAAATATGGGATTACTTTGTTGCTGATCAACATGGGGACTTTCGCTATTGGGCAAACACAATTGAGGAATACATACACAAAATTATTCTTACACGGCTCCACAACGATTTAGAAGACGGCGGATTTAGAAGTAATTCTCCTAACGCGAATCGGTCTTGTATGGGTAAGTTTAATGCGCTTGACCAAATGCGCAATGACATTCTAAGCGGGCGCGGGATTGTGCATCCAATTTCTGTTTTGTGTTTACCGAATCGAGCAACACCTGTTCATCCAGGAGAAACACGCATGATGTTTACTGGGCTTTATACACCCCAGATTCCAACGGTCATTACAGTTGTAAACGGCGCACAATTAACTGTAAAAAGCGATCCAATTGAATCAATCGAGTATGATTTTTCTGACAAACGTCTTTCTTTTACGACGGGGATGACAGACAATTTTCATATGTCAAGTATTTTCAACAAGGCAGCGACATCTAATTACACTGAACAACATGCTTACTATGTAAAAGTGATAACAGACTATCTCAATAATAGCAAACAATTAACGTATCATAAACCAGAAGATTTAGATCCGCCACGCCAGTTTGAACGAATTGGAAATGAGGTATTGGTAGATGGAAAAGTAATTGTGCGATTGGATAATGACACATGGAGGGTTGTGCTATGACAATGTGCCCTATTCCGTGGAAGTTTCAAGCAGTGCGTAACAATGGCGATGTTCGGTTGTGCTGTCAAGCAAACGTTACAAAGAACCAAGGTGTTGTGCGCAAAGACAATGGCGAAGCATATAATGCAGGCCGCGATGACCTGTCAGAAGCTTGGAACGCTGAATTAATGCGCAATACCAGACGAACTATGTTAAATGATGAATGGCCAGACGAATGCGGACGCTGTAAGAGCGAAGAAGAAGCAGGTGTGCGTTCGCGTAGAGAAAACGAAATGGCACAGTGGAAATGGTCAGGCGAACAGGCTGGCGCAATGACTTCCTATTTTGGCTGGGTTTATACATTACCTGTTTACTTTGATTTACGATTTGGCAATATGTGTAACTTAGCGTGTCGCATGTGCGGACCAACCGATTCGCACCAATGGTATAAAGAGTGGACAGAGTTTTTTGGCGAAGATGCATTTTACGACACGCAAGGCCGTGTTGAACTAACGCGCAATGAAAAGGGCAGATTGTTTACTGCTGACTACGATTGGCACGATAGCGACCAGTTTTGGGAAAGTCTAGACGGCGTGATCATGAATATGGAACACGTTTATATGGCAGGTGGAGAACCACTTATTATTGCACGCCAATATGATTTCTTAGAGAGATGTATTGAGCTTGACAAAGCCAAGGACATTGTGCTAGAATATAATACAAATTTGACGACCTTACCAACCCGTATCCTAGAAGAGTTTTGGCCAGCTTTTAAAGAAGTTCGTATTGGCGCAAGCATTGACGGAATGGGTGCAATGCAAGAATATCAACGGTGGCCAAGCAAATGGTCACAAATTGAGCATAACCTAAGACTCATCAATGAGTTATGTGGCAAAGCGCCCAATGTCACGTCTTGGATTGCGGCGACGATCACAATCTATAATGTGTTTCATCTGCCAGAATTTATGTGGTGGAAGTTACATAACGGACTGCCCAATATTAACAAATCTAAAAAGAAACCGGTTATAACTACACACGTCCAACATCAGCCTTATCGCACGAGTATACAAGCATTGCCAGAGACTTTGAAAGCGCAAGTGGCAGAGTGCTACGACGAATGGCATACGAAATTCGCTGACAGCGAATTGCCTGAACATGTCAAAGCGCATGCCGCAGAAATTCTGTCCAGCACACAGCGTTTTATGGCTGCTAAAGATCATACTAAATATATTGGTGAGTTCGTGTCCTTTACCCGATTCTTAGACAAATCACGCCAGCAAAATATTATTGATGTTGTCCCCCAATTTGGAGAAATTTTTGACCGATAAAAAAACACCAAGCGACACCTTCTGCATATTACCTTGGATACACTTGAGCACTCGCCCAGATGGTCAAATGCGAGTATGCTGTACGGCTAACGCCAGTAGCGTTGGACCAACTAACGACAAAAGCAATGGTGGCAGCATTGGCGTCCTCAAAGACGAGCAGGGGCGGCCCAATAATCTCAACGTAAGTGACTTTGAATCCAGTTGGAATTCTACCTACATGCGAAACATTCGCACAACGATGCTTAACAATGAGGTCCCACCTAGTTGTGCAAAGTGCTTTAAGGAAGAAGCAGCAGGTCACAACAGTAAACGCATGTGGGAAACTCGCTATTGGGGTGAACGTGTTGACGTTGCCCAATTGCTAGAAGAAACAGAAGAAGATGGTAGCACGCCACCAAAACTACAATATATTGACTTACGTTTTGGTAGCAAATGCCAGCTTGCTTGTGTAATGTGTTCACCGCATGACAGCTCAGGTTGGATAAAGGATTGGAAAAAGATCCATCCTCAGATCAAAAATAAGTCATTAGCTGAGAGTTTTCAATGGCGTGACAAAGGAAGTACAAATGGATCAAGCTACAATTGGCACAAAAACAACCCTGTCTTCTGGGAACAATTTAATCAGCAAATACCGCACATGCAACAGCTTTATTTCGCTGGCGGAGAAAGTCTCATAATTGAGGAACATTACACAATACTTGAGGAAGCTATCCGCACAGGCCATGCCAAAAATCTTGAGCTCAGATATAACAGTAACGGTGTGGAATGGCGTGATGACTTATTCGAGCTTTGGAAGGAGTTTAAACTCGTTCGTTTCCATTATAGTGTGGATGACATCGGGTCACGAAATGAGTATATCAGATACCCAAGCAAGTGGGAACGGACAGAGGAAGTATTCCATATCCTAGACAATGATACATCTGATAACGTAGAAGTAACAGTTGCTTGTGCAGTGAGTGCGCTTAACATCTACTACATTCCAGACTTTCTCAAATGGAAGCTAACGCAAAACTTTAAGAAGATTAACATGTGGCCGTTTGGTGCAGGGGGAATTAACTACCACTTTGTTTACCATCCAGCTCACCTCAACGTTAAAGTATTGCCTGCTTGGTTTAAAGACGAAGTTGAACGCAAATACGAAGAGTTTATTCCATGGTGGGAAGAGAATTGGGAAAAGGGTGTGCCAAGTTGGCACAAAGGCAAAGTAGATTATGACAAGTGGCGTGAAGCAAGTTATGGTGTTGACAGATTACACGGCATGGTTAGCTTTATGAAGTCTGAAGACTGGTCAGTGCGGATGCCAGAAATGAAAGAGTATATTGAATTAATTGATAAAACTCGCTTCCTTAAGTTTGAGGAAATATATCCTGAGATGAAAGATATTTTTGATGTTAAATGATTGGCTACATTGCCCAATGAGTTATGCAGTATACAAATTCCAACCTGAAATTGGTGAATTTTCTGCATGTTGTGACGCTCGTGGCTATAAATTTGATATGGAGACATTTACGCAGCTTGGCAGTGACTATTTTGAAAAGCACCCCCGCCTCATTGAACGGAAAAAAGTCTTATTTAAAAATCATCGACATCCAGATTGTGTTCAATGTTGGAAGAAGGAAGATGCTGGACTTACAAGTATGCGCCAAGACTTAGGGCCGCGATTTAACACTCTAGCAAACAATCATCACTTAGGATTTGATAGTGCATATCCGGGTCGTATTGAATTATGGATGAACTCAACATGCAATTTGGGTTGCTTTATGTGCCACTTAGGAAACTCTAATACGTTGCGCAAGATTTGGCATGACGACAAAGACACACATGGCAATGATGGGCCAGACTATGCAACATTCCTTACTGATTCAGAATATGGTAAGAACAATATGCATCAACCATTTATTGACGCAATGTTGGCATTTACAACAAAACACATAAATGAAGCTAAAATCTATCATTTAACAATTGCATATTTAGGCGGCGAGCCAACGTTACATAATGAAATGTATGGCCATGCTGATATGTTTATTGAAGCTGGACGACAGGCTATTAAAGACGGCAAACAATTAACAATTGAGTTCACGACCAATGGGACAAGCAAAGACAAATTGAATGAACGCTTCTATAAAATGTTTGCAAAATACAAGTCTGCTGGTTGGCGTGTAAGTATGATGCTAAGTCAAGATGGTGCAGGCGAGTACGCGCAAGTACGACATGGCGCAGACTTTGAACAGATCAAACGCAACTTTTCAAATTGGATCCATCCTGACTCAGATGTTGACCAGGTAAATAGTTTTACAGTAGTGAGCGGATTAAATTTACCGTATATTGATCATATGGCGCATTACCTTGATGACGCAATAAGAAGTAATTACGCCAATTCAAAGCATTTGTCAATTCAATTTAATACATTACTTGATCCTGAATGGATGCAAGTTAAATATGTGCCTAAGGAGTTTACTGTAGAGCCAATGAAGATTGCAAATGAAATTTATTCAGCATTGGATTCAGAAAACACAAATTTGCGATACAATAAGAGTTTACTAAATAATATTGCAAATTCAGTTAAAGAAACTATCGCTCTTGAAGATGCGCAATTCTTTTTCAATAAATTAAATTATGTAAACAGCGTTTACAAAAAGACATATCCAAATTGGGACTTCTTTGAAACATTCCCGCATTTGAATATATATGCAGAACAGTATGGAATTAAATAATGGGCCTTTGTGCAATCGACGATAAGACAGAAAAACAGCTTATGGTAATTTGGGACTTGGGCCGCCGCTGCACATTTGCATGTAGCTATTGCCCACCCCACCGTAAAAACAATTGGAGCGATACAGCTAGCCTTGAATCATTAATTGCCACAGCAGACAACCTTGAGCGTTACAGTGAAATTTACAACGCTAAACGTAACGAACGGTTTCGCGTTGCAGCCAGCTTTACAGGCGGCGAACCAACTGTTAACCCAGCGTTCTTTCCGTTCCTTGAATACCTGCAGGAACACTATCCACATTGGAAGCGTACACTAACGACAAATGGCTTCTATAGCGAACGCAAACTACGAACTGTAATGGCCAACACCAACTTTACGACAGTGAGCTGGCATTGTGAAGGTATGCCTGCACAAAAAGACCGCGTCCGCAAGAATCTAGAAATAATGAAAGCAGAAGGTTACAGCTTTAAAATTAACATCATGTTCCACGAGCAAGAAAACTATTTTACAGAATGTGTTGACTTGGCAGAATGGTGTGACTATAATGATGTTGCATATACACCTAGAGTGATTGGTGACCAGGGTGACATTAAACAAGGGATAAAGGATAAAACGGTCCACACTTATACGCAGGAACAATTAGATTGGATGCAACGTTATTGGGACGCAAAGAAAGTTGACTCTGCAAAGCCAGCAATAGCCGCAAGCAACCCAGTGAAGTTAGCAGGTCCACCAGGTACTGCTATGGCTATGGCAACTCCAGAAAAAAAAGTTGGACAAAAGATTGGTCGTCCATGTTGTGGCGGTCGTAAATTGGATATGATGCATGACGATGACGATGAATGGACGACAAGTACCTTTGTACAAAACAATAACTTCAAGGGTTGGAGTTGTATGATCAATTGGTATTTCCTTTACATTCACCAAGAGATTGACAAGATCTGGCACCACCAAACCTGTCAGGTCAACCTCAACGGTGAAGTTGGCCCTATTTGTAATGTCAGTAATTTTAGTGAATACTGTGACGACCTAGAAGTAAAAATGAATACAGGCAGCATGCCGTATATTCGCTGCCCTAAAAGCCATTGTGGCTGTGGTCTTTGCGCACCTAAGGCCAGCAGGGATGATGTAGCAAGAGAAATATTTAAGAGACATGCACCAGGCATCCAGCCAGAATTTATGGAACGTAAAGAAGTTAATACTTCAAATGGCTCACTAAAGACACTGGTCTACAAATTTGATGAGGGAAACGGAAATGAAACTATCTGACGACTTTGGACAAACAATTGATTTTGATATTGATCCAAAATTTAAGAAAATTGGAGTAAATCTAAGTGGTGGTGCAGATAGCGCCATCCTGTTTTACATGGTATGCGAATACCTTAAAGCAAACAATCGACTTGACACAAAGGTATCGATTATGTCATGTGCTAACGATCTAAAGCATCGTTGGAATGTCCGCAAGGCAGCAGACGTGATTAACTATACAATTGATAAATTAGACTTCAATCCAGTTGATATTCATTATTCTTATTATAGGGATAAGCAGGATGTAAAATACTTTCATGAGGTTGAGCTTCAGTTATTTGCAGATAAAAGAGTAGACTTAATTATAAGTGGAATTACTGCAAACCCTCAGGTTGCTGCATCTGTTGAAAATTCAAGGGGGGAATTGGTCGAAATGTCCGACGGCGCGCTGCCTGTTAGAGATGCAACAGATGTGACAGAAAGGCATCACAGTGGCGCCGGACATGACTTCTATACCCCTTTTGTCAATGTTGATAAACGGTTTGTTGCGGCAATGTATAACCATTATGGTGTGCTTGATGAATTATTCCCACTCACTCGTAGTTGTGAAGCTATACCGCGGGTCGATTTTGATCCGGACTTCGAAAACTCACCATGCGGAACGTGTTGGTGGTGCCGTGAACGTAAATGGGCATTTGGTAAATTTTAATGACACGTTATGTGTGTAGCAAGATGTTTACAGATGTTAACATTAAATTCCCCTATGACGGAATTAAAAACTGTTGTAAGTCAAATGACTATGAGATTTCTGG